GATAAGGCAATTAAACATTTGGAAACACTTAAATCGAATTGGAATGAGCAATAACAGATACGAGGTAATAAACACAATGCCACATTTTACGCACTTGTTTAAAGGGGATATTTTGTACCCTAAACAACACGCATTATGTGACTTATGTTGGGGTCATGATGAGGAAGATAATCCACAAAGATGGGTTACGTTTTGCCCCGATTATCCTCATTTATTTAAATTACTTGACTAATGGAGCAAATTATAATAGGCTTAATATTTCTTAACTGCATACTGTTAGCATTTACTATTAGTGTGCTAAACGATGCAATGAACATACTTAAAAAACATAAGCAATAATGGAACACACACGAACCACCCCCGAACAATCGGTAATACTCAAAAAGATTGGGTATGATGTGCCTGATACGCATTTTTGGCATGAACATTTAAATAAAGGTTGGATAGCAGAACAATTTGAAGATATAATTGATTATAATAATGGCTATTCATGGCACTACACACGCCCAAAATTAGTAGATGTTGCAACATTGCTACGTGAGACTAAAGGTTGGCATGTAGAAACACAACCAACATACATGAATAAACCACGTTGGCAAGGAAAGGTAATTGGTATTCCAACACTTCAACTACACGAGATAATATATGCAGACACTCACGACCTTGCATTATCGGCAGGTATTGATTTTATATTAACTAAACTGAATGAAGATGACACACACCCAACAAACTAAACTAGCCGAAATGCTTGTATCTAAGCTAAATGCAGCCCAAAACAAACCATTTGTAGAGATTATACCACAAAGCGAAATACAAGCCGAAATACAGGCTAAAATGGTACTTGCTGGTGTGGTTGGGAATATGTTGCAAGATGCGTATATCTCAGGTAGTAAACGTGGCTTTGTAAGAGGCAGTAATGCAGCATTGAAAATACCTAACAAAACAAATGCAATACAAGACTTTGATAACTACTTAAATAATATGAAATGAGTGAACAACCCGAAATGGTAAACCACCCTAAACACTACAATGTAGATGGGTATGAGGTAATAAATATTATTGATGCTTTTAAGCTAAATTTTAATATGGGTAACGCTTTAAAGTATCTGCTACGTGCTGATAGGAAAGGGAATAAAGAACAAGATTTGAAAAAAGCATTATGGTATCTGCAAAGGGAAATAAACACAAAATAATTAATAGCCCACTACCTTAAATAGTGGGCTATTTTATTTAAAATATGTACGTTAGCCTACTTATCTGACCGTTATTCTTACTATGTATATACCCTTCTATTGCCTTTGGGCTGTGCTGATAACCATTGCGATGATGCCAACCGTCAGTACCACTTGGCGAACGTAACGACTCCACACAAACACTCATATACTCCTTTGATTTCTTATGGTGAATGTGGTGTGTATAATAGTATCTATGTTTACACTTATGCCAATTCTCCCCTACTTCATGTGCCATTAATAATGCCAAATCAGTTTCTTTTGCCCCATCGCCATGTGTAGTACCGATTATGTTTTGACCGTATGTGTAGTACTTACGGTGCTGCATTGAGGTATCGAATGTAATGTTTTCGCATTTCGCAAACCACGCGTTTATTGTTTGGGCTAAGAAAAAACCATTTGTAAAATCATGGTTTGAGGGGTTATACTGGAAATGTACAGGAGCAATAGGTAGTAGTAATTCTATGCACTCGGTTAGCAATTTACGTGCCAATACAAACGCATCATACCACATCATTGACGCATCTTGTGGCGTACCGCTTGTAGTTGTGTTTTTAGGGCTATCGACATGGAGAATGTCGTTACCTGCTACAAATAGTATCTGGTCTATTTTAAACCCTCGCACATAGCCTAATATCCCCTTTACGCCCTCAATTACTCTATTGTAAATTATATCATGGTTACATGCGTCATTTGTCTCAAATGCACTGCATAACTTGTTTAGGTGTATATCGGCTGGGTCTATTACTAACAGATAACCTTCGCTGTCTTGATTGTATTGTATGGTGGGGTATATCGGTGCATAGTTGGTTATATCTGCTATAATAGAATTGCGTATATCTTCATAGCTAACTTGTTGACCTTTAACAAATATGCTAAATGATTTGCCCTTATGCCAATAATGTTTAACATCGTCTAACGGTATTCCTAGTTGTTCACATTCATCTGATAATAGTGGGTGCTGTTGTTTCTTTTGCAATGCCCTTATATGTAGCCTAAACGCTTCGGGGGTTACATCTAACTTATGTTTATCTACTATTTTTCTAGCTGTACCTGCTGCTGAACCGCCTGAATTTAGTTCCGCAATTATCTCATCATTCAAATACTCATACTTACTCGGTGTGTATTGATTAGCCATTATACGTGATTATGTGAATAATGTTTGCAAAAATACACAAATTTAAGTAGGTTGAAATTATTATTTTATTATTGGGTAGCCTTTACTATCTTTTGGTAACACCGCAAGTTGGGTAGCCTTATCATATCCAAATGTAATTTGAAAATGGGGCTTGTCTACAAATTTCCATGTACCGCCCCACTCAATACCGAACCTATCCGCTATGGGCTTTAATTTGCTGTAATCAAAATTCCAATTAACTGTTTTACCTACCAACTCCACTACATCTATTGCAAGCCCGAAATTATGAAACGATTGCCCGCCTTTAGCATTTGTTACTATCTTACCTGCTGTAGTTCGACCTTGCGCATATAGTGCGTTTTGCTCGGCTATTGTACGGAGTGCATGTGTTACCCTTAGCGTTATATTTAGCTCGCTTTCTGCGGCTTGTATGAACTTAGTAAACGTATCACGTATTAGTGGGTGTAGTGTAGTAATTCGCTGTATGCTGATTGCGTCTTTCATGCGGTAAAGGTATATTATTACTAATTTATTGCAATGTCAAATTATATGCTTACACTTATTATGCGGTAAAGGTAGTAATAAAAAACCCCAACCATAGAAATAGTCAGGGAAAATTAATCGTATGAAAAAAACAATGTTAGTCAAGACAGGACTCGAACCCGTATCAGCTATGTGCCGTCTTACATTGAAACGACTTGACTATGCCAGTATGCCAAATCTACGCAAAAAGTGTGCAATTATAATTATGATTAGTAGTATGTTTAACCCGATACTCCACAATAACTTACTACGCTGTTTATTTTTCGTTTCTGTGGCAATCTCCGCCTTAGTGATAGATTGTATCAACTTAGCATCTAACGCCCTATAATCGGTCTGTAATTGCGTTAATGGTCTATTATCAAGTATTGTATCGGTGGTGCGTAGCGTGTCAACTGAATGTACATGCTTAGTAATGGTTTTTGTCAAGTAAACGGTGTCATTAACTTGACTTATTTTAGTTACCGTATCATGGGTAATAATTTTCTTACTCGGCAAATAAACGGTTTTTGTTCCGCTTAATTTGATAGGAAAATTAGCCAAACTCCATTTACTCGGCACTACCTTTAACACACTGTCGGCATCTGCTTTGCGTTTCAGTTTGTCAAACTTGCCGTATAATTTAGCTTGTTTCTTTTCGGCACTTTTGCAGCTACTAGATACCAATATAAAAAATGCAGCTATACACAATATGCAGCCTAATAACAATGCTGCAAATACTTTATCGTTGGGGTGATTATTTGATGTAAATGTCATGAGTGCAAATATAAACAAAAAAGCCGCACTAAGAATAATGCAGCCCCATTTTTAACCCTAAAACATTTTTACTTATTTATAACGCAATTATGATAATGGTTGACTACTAACGGTTGTTGTGTTTCATTTGCTGTTACCAGTTTAACTTGCATATCGTACATTTCGGTAAGCCTTTGCAGTTCGGCTTTAAGTGCGTAGTTTTCGGCTGTTACATCGTTGTGCGATTTGATTAGCTTTTCAATGTCGTGATTGGCATTTTGTAAGTCATCAGTAAGTAGGGCGTTCTGCTCCATCAATTCGGCTACTGTCTTGTTAGCCATGTTTAATTTATCTTGTAGCTGTTTAATAGTTGCTCCCATGTGTTTGTGTGTTTTTGCAAAGATAGTAAAGTATTTTAATAAAAAAAGCCCCCAACCGAAACACACAACGGTCAGGGGCTACACACTAAACACACATCTT